TGATATGTTCCCTGCTTTTGATGCAATGCCTTCAGAGTCTTTTGAATAAACTGGGAACATTTCTTTGCCACTCATAACATCAGCAAGGAAACCAACAGGATCTGCTTGACCCATGATCCAATTTATAGTCGCATGATGATTCCATTTGTAAGGTCTTTGTCTAGCTTTCTTTTGATACTTCATAGGTTCAACTGATTTAAAACGACCATCCCATGCCTCTGGCTTAACAGGTGGTCCATCCTTCACAGGTCTTTTAATTATTGTTTCTTCACCTTTGTTCTTCGGTGGTCTTCCTCTTTTTTTGGTCTCTTCTCTCATGTTTTATCCTTAAAACCTTTGTTTCTGTGGTCAGCAGTTTAAAATAACTGTCAATAGTATACTCCTTTTTTAAAAAAAAAGAAACCCCACTTTTAAATGGGGTCAGTTTAAAGGGAGGAAAATTATATGAAAAGTTTATTATCTTATTCTTTGGGCAAAAAGTCAAGTTCTTTATCCCAAGGAACATAGCAAGAGTTTTGCTCTGTCCACATTTCTTTGTCCCAAGTCTCGCAACCAAGTATTAAATTAATACCTAACCAAA